AAGAAGAAAAGGAAGAAAAGGAAGAAAAGGAAGAAAAGGAAGAAAAGAAGGAAGAGAAGGAAAACGAAGAGGAAGAAGAGGAAGAAGAAGTGGCAAAGAAGAAGAGTAACGTAGCCGAACTCGACATCGAGTTGACGGCTGTGGCAGAAGACGAAGAAATAGATGAGAAGACCGCTTCAATGCTGGATAAGCTGTATGCAGCAGACGAGACGGAAGAGACCGAAGAGGAAGAAACCGAAGAAGTGGCGACCAAAAAGGGCGCTCAAAAACTCGGTGGTCAGCCCAAGGTTGCTTCTGCTAGTTTGTCTGATGATGACATCTCCAGCATTTGGAAGAGCGCTCCTGACGTGAGTCAGGTATTTGAGTAATTCACATGGTGTGAATGAACAACCAGAAGGAGGTTGAGCAATGGCGTTGACCATCTTGATCCGTACTCAGCTCAATTCGATTCCTGTTCTTTCCGACAGTTGTTACACAAAGGCAAACTACGGAAACAACACGAATACGACCTTGAGTGTCAACACCCCTCGCGGAGTTCTCGGTGGATCGGTAGCAGGTTTGAGCGCTGGAAACGACTACACAGTCTTTCCTTGCACTTCTGTTTTGATGCCTGTCGGTCTGTTCGTGAACGACGCAGCAGGCGCCGCTTTTGAGAACGCACCCGCCGTCGCATCTGGCAAGGTTGCCGTTATCAAGGGCATGGCTTCTGTGGAAGTCGATGTTTACGAGACTCGCAATGCAGCAGATACCGCCGATCTTACCTACGCCGTAGGTGAGAAGCTGTATTCCTCGGCATACAGTCTGTTGACGAACGAGACTTCATCCAGTGCTGTCGTGATCGGTGTGGTGACTAAGGCTCCGTCCACTACGTCACCGACCATCGGTCTGGATATGCGCATCTAACCCTAGACAAGAGAGGAAGGAGAAATCTGATGGATAATCAGACCAAGCAGGAAATCATCAGTCGGTTCATCAAGACTGCCTCCGGTAGGCAGCGTCTTGCTAACTCGATGATTCAGCCTCTCCGTCGTCGCCGGGACTACACTTCCGTTGGACGCAAGGCGTTCTACGTGGAACAGTTGCCCGATGGCGCTCTGCCGATCTACGACAAAGACCCCAACATCACCGCTTACGTGGTTGGTGAAGAGGGTGAAAACATCGTAGCAGTCGCAAAGCCCAAGCGCGTTCTGTTCCCGTTGTTCGAGGTTGCCTCGAACCCGGAAATCCAGCTCACCGAGGTCAAGGCTCGTCGTTTCGACCTCATCGAGCGTAGTGTAGACTTGGCGAAGGCTGAGATTCAGGCTGAAGAAGACCGCAAGGTTTTCGCAGTTATGGACGCTCTTGCAGCCGACGCTTCCAACCCGAACACGACCATCCCGGTTACTGGTAACTTGACGGCAAACGCCCTTGCCGATGCGTTCGCATCAGTGGAACGTACCGACATGCGCGTAGCCAACATTTTCATGAATGCCAAGGATTACGCGGACCTCCGCAAGTGGGACCGTGACACCCTTGACATTCAGACGCAAGCCGTCTTGCTGAAGACTGGTCTTATGGCAACCCTTTGGGGCGCCAAGATCATCGTCAGTCGTGTTGTGACAGAAGGTACCGTGTACGTTTGTGGCGAACCTGAGTTCTTCGGACGCATTCCCGTGCGTACCGAGCTCACAGTGCTCTCCGCTGACGACCCGAAGAACCGCCTTATTGGGTTCTCCGTGTTTGAGAATATCGGTATTGGAGCCTACAATCCGTACGCCCTTCAGAAGCTCGAAATCACTCGCGTCTAAGTAGTAAGTCGTTGATGTAACGCTACTTACAACAGTGATAAGAAAACAAAAGTGGGACCGGGAAATTAAAAGCCCGGTCCCATTTTCTATTGGACTTTTCTCGAACCCGATGCTCGTTTTCTTTGACATTTCTTTGATGAAATGCCTATAATAGACAGACGACAGGCATTTTCTATAAGAAAGTGAGAACGGATGACTAACACCTTTGTTCCAGTATTCTCCAATCTTGAGAGAGACTTCGATTTATCGACTGTAGATAATTGCTGGTCTTGCACAAAACCAAGACAGGAATTGTCATTCCTGGACGAACAGGGTGTAGGGATGACACTACAGGTTTCTGGCGTGAAAAACTACATACACAAGTCTGGTAAGCGACATAATAGGTTTTGTCCTGATTTTGTCTTGCTTGATGACGATGAGCTTGAGTATGTGCGATCCAAGATCAAGTTGGCGATGGAGTTCGGGGAATGGCAAAATCCGTTCAGGGTGTTTTCTCCGAAATCACGATTTGCCATCGAACTATTTGGAGACTACTGGCACTCCGAGGATGTTACGGGTGTTGATCCAGTCGTGCATGTTAAACAGGTTACCAATGCATATGAAAGTATAGGCTGGGATGTTGAGATTGTTTGGGAGAAGGATGTACTGTGTGGAAACTTGTCACCAAGAGTCGAAAAGCTGATGTGTTCCGGTGCCGGAACCATATCGGATGGTCTTCCGGCTTCTTGGTGTAGGTATATCAACGACCCGATTCTGTACAGAAGTGAGAATGGAGAAAAGAGGGATGAGGTTGTATCTGGTGTGTTTGGAGCTCTACGCAAGATGGGCAGACCGTATATCCCTTCGAGATTTGAAGCCGTGCGTGACGTTAGGAAACTCCTAGAAAGAACCTCACGTGGAATCAAATCTCGTGGAGTAACGTCGGCTGTGGGGCAGACGGCTTGCAGACATTTTATGCGGAGCTTGTTTGACGCTCGTCCGAGATGTGGTCGAAGCATTAACGATCTTTGGGACGACGACGATGCGTTGTCTCTGAGTATTAGGAGACAACTGGAACTATTCGATGGAAAACAGACTATCGGCAAGATCAAAAACGAACTTTTGCACTCACAAGGATATAGAAGTCCATCCAACTTTCAACCAATGAAAGCCGTGATGATCTACTCCGAGGCTGGATTGCATAGTGGCATGAAGATATTGGACCCTTGTTGTGGATACGGGGGCAGACTTCTTGCGTCTTGGGTTATGGGAGTAGATTACTTCGGAGTCGATGCCAATTCGACGCTAATCGGAGAACTACAACGGTTCTCTCAGTTTTTGAATGATCTGGACAAACGATGTGAGATTGCCTTGATGCATGGGGCAATAGAAGATTCGGAAACCAGGGTTTGGGTGGAATCACAGGGTCCGTTCGATTTCGCTTTTACGTCTCCCCCATACTATAGAATCGAACGTTACTCGGAAGACGAAGAACAGTCCGATTTGCGATACGTGGAGTGGGATGACTTTGTGGATGGGTTCCTGGACCCATTGCTGGGTGTTGTATGGAACAATCTGACTCAGCGTGGGAAACTGTGCTTGAATATACCAAAAAATATCGGAGACATCAACTTCTACTCTACCGTGAAAGAACGTGCTGTTGATGTGGGATTTGGAATTGATCATGTGACGAACTTGGAACTTGTGTCACGCAAGTTACCAAGAGTAGAGGTTCTTTTGTGCTTAACGAAGGATGGGTCTGTTGTTGATTTGACGGAAGTTCCTGGATTCGGTGTCAAAAACGCACCTAAAAACTACTATCTGCCACACCTTCGGGATGGCATTGACTATGTGCGTTGTGAAATCTGCAACGAACGTTTTGCTCGGATCGGAAGGCATGCTTCAGCGAAGCACAATATGTCCATTAGAGACTACAAGAAGATGTTTCCCGAATCCCACGTTCAATCGGAATCAGACTCCAAGCGAGTGTCATCCGAGAACCAAAAAAAGTCACACGGCAAATACAGAAAACACATTGTGTATCAGAAACCAGATGGTAGTTTTGTGTTTCGTGCAAATACTTGGAGAAGGGCTTGGGGTGGTTCACCACCAGAGCACACAAGAATGTCAGCCGATTCTGTCGATTATCGGCGTAATGAGGGTCAAGATGGGATAGACTATGTAAGTTGTGAAATTTGCGGTTACACGGCATCTAACCTGACTCGCCACATCAGAAGGGAACACGGAGATAAAGCCCTTCAACACCATAAGGGTCCAATCAAGAGCAAGAAATGCTTGGACAATCTTTCAAAAGCATCGTTCAGAACTTGGGACAAAAGAGGAAGGAAGCCAAAAAGTGAGAAGAGGAACGATTACGGAGGGCTGACAAAAGAGTCATTGCACGAGATGCTTTCTCGTGGCATGTCATATGCTGCTGTTGGAAGGGAAGTTGGAAGAACGGGAGAAGGAGTGAGCTATCTCGCAAAGAAGTGGGGATTGGTGTGACACTTTGTTGATGAATGGCTAGGGTTGAGAGGTTAGTTTTGTTTTTGAAGGAGATCAGTAATGCCAGGACGTGACAAAACTGGACCCGGTGGTAGAGGTCCAAGGACAGGTGGTGGGCGTGGTGGATGTACAGGCGGCGGCACGGGTCGTGGTGGCGGACGCGGCAGGCGAGGCTAGATAAGGAGATCAGTAATGCCAGGACGTGACAGAACCGGACCAGATGGAGAGGGTCCAGGAGTTGGGCGCGGTTTGGGTCCATGCCAGAACGATGACGACTCGACCGTTGATGACGAGACTGTAGCAAGTCGTCGTGAACGTCGTTTGGGTCAAAGACGCATGAATCGCGCAGCTAAACGTGCGTTGGATATCGCAAGAGGACTTCTGGAAGACTGACATGGACGTAAAAGCGGAACTTCGGACTGTGGCGGCAATCGTTAGAGAAGCCAAGGCTCGCCCGACGACATTGTTCGAGCAAGCTATCTACGATGTGCGAGAACACCTGAAGAAGCAGAAGAAGGAACTTGCCACAAGAGCGGCGAACTCAGTCGCCGCCAAACTAAAGAGTGACTTGACAGGTAAGGGTTTTTTGGTTGTTGGGGAACTCAAGGCGAGTCTTGGTAAGTTTAGAGGCTCCCACTTCATTACGTCTTGCAAACTGTTTTTGAGGGCGCAGCCTTCATTCAAGGAAGGCGACACACGCCTTCTGCAAGCCGTAGCTTACCTTCAGCAGAATTACAGTCCGAAGTTTCGCGTCAAGTCGGTTGATGAGAACGGAGTCGCTGCCTTCAACGTAAGATGATGATATGATCGGCAGCGTGAATTGCAACAAGGATGGTGATATTATGACTTACCGTGAGAAGATAGACGCCGAATACTACGATGACTTGATGAATTTCGGTTATGGGGGATTTCATGCATACGATGACGGAGATTGGATAACGCCCCATGATGCCGCGAAAGAGAAATCCCGCTTGGTTTTTTGGGAAGACTTGGAACAAGAATACGGAACGGAGAACCATCCGAATCGAGAACTGCTGAGGAAAACCGCAGATGAATTGAATACCAACGAGGACGGATGCGTAGATGGAATAGATTATGTCTATGTTCGTCTTCTTGAGTTGCTGAAACCAGCAACACGATAGTGCAAACTGAGGTGCGTTGATGAACAAAAACTGGGTCATCGAAGAACTCATCAGGGTTGCTCGTCTGTTCGTGTCCGATGACGACACGAAGGAAGATGTCGAGGCGGATAAGAAGAGGCGGCGCAAAAAGGTCAAGTCGGTGCGTCTCTTGGCGCAGGACATCACCAAGTTGCGCCATCACATCACTCGTGACCTGAAGTCGGATGATGAGAAGACACGCATGACGGCGCTCGCCGTCGCGCTGATCGACAAGACATCGGAACGAGTTGGCAACGATGATTCGGCGGCAGGCGGTCACTTTGGAGTGACCGGTTGGAGAGCCAAGCACGTCAGCATCTCCGGCGGCAAGGTGAAACTGACTTACACGGGCAAGAGCGGCGTTGACCACGAGAAGGAGTTCACCGACACACAGATCGCAAAGATGCTCAGGGAGTGTAGTAGCCGATCCGAGAAGGGACGACGACTCTTGACGACATCGGACGGCTTTGAGATCAAAGCCGACAAGGTGAACCGCTACCTGAGCGCCTTCGATGTGACGGCAAAGGATTTGCGTGGGTATGGGGCGAACAGATACGTTGTTGAGGCTCTACAAGCTGCCCCAGACACAATAGAAGGTGAGGATGGTCGTAAGAAGTACTTTAGCGATGTCCTAAAGCGCGTCGCCGACCGTGTTGGGCACCAGAAGGCAACCCTGAAGACCCACTACCTCCTTCCAGGCATCGAAGAGACTTACGTCAAACACGGAAGGGTCAAAAACCTCAAGAACGCTTAAATGCACCGCCTATAACCCAATTGACCTGAAGCACTTGTGCCCGGATGTCAAAGTCCGGGCATATTCTTTTGGTCTTTTGGCGATATGTCTCTGAGGAGAAAAGGAGATCAAGCAAGGCTGTGGTCGAGGTTCATTCAGATATGTGGCTCAGACGGCAGTTGGTCTTTGCACTCCCCATGCTGTTTAGGAAGTCTCATATCGTTTTGTAGTAGAGATGTGAATGAGAGTCTTCATACCATATCGTGGTCAGCAACTCAAGCTCACCAAGGAGTGGAAGTTTGCCACCTTCGGTGAAAAATTCCACGAGGTTGAACTCCCCCGTGGAACCATCATATTGGTGCGTGGCGTCCGCGCGCGTAAGACGACGGGTTACATGCGGTTTGCCGTCGTTTCGTCTCCAACGGGACAGCATCTTGGTCGCTGGAAGTGTCATCTTTGTGACACGAATCAGATGTGGGTTGTGATCGAGGGTGACGAGTGATGTCCAACATGGTGTGTAGTATAGTCTGGTCTTTGACCGCGTTCGTGATTGTGTTCACGGACTGTCTGTCCTCGCTCCATTATGAACAGATAGATTTTATATCAACAACGAAGTGGTTGCTCGCATACTCTGGGTGTTGGTGTATGTGTTTCCATCACATATTTTGTATGCTCTCTCTAAATTTGTTCGTGAATTTCATGGTTCCCTTTTCGTGGATACTCGGCGTCTACTTGGTTGTTCGTAGTGTTTCATTGTTAACGTGGAGATTGAGATGACAACGGGATTTTTCGTTTTCTGGTGTGTTGTGCTGTTTGCCCATTTGTTCTTCGCGCAATCTCTCCGAAGATTAACATACGTTCTGTGTGCTACAGGGGCATACTTGCACATCACCGCTTGTGTAATCAAAAGCATGGTGGGTTCCCTTTCGCTCTTTTGGTCGGTCACGGTAATCGTCTTGCTGCTTGCTGGGGACTATTTGGTCTTCCGGGGGCTACTCATGTTGATCGGGTGGTTGGAAGACCCGGAAATCTGACATACTTCTTGGGCACCTTGACGATAGATGGTCGATGAGGCAACCAATCTCTTGAATTAGAGGGAAAAATGAAAACCTTGTCCGGTGTGTTGGAAAATCACAATCCTCACTTCAGTACGTATACCGTCGTTAAGGTCAGTGGTGGGTGGCGGTTCCTTGAGGTGGACGGTTTTCTGGGTCACATGGATTTGGTCCAGCCGGATGAAATGGAAGCGGTTGAATCCGCTGGAAGGATTGAGGTAAAGTGGGGAAGGGGCGTTATCAAGATTCGTGATAGCTACTCTACTTCGTTGCTTCGGAAGCTTCCGATGGACAAGGTTTCGATTTCGGAAGAGGACGAGAAAGAACTAGAGACGCTGTTTGGATTTGAGATTGAATCCCCCGTTGGATTTTTGATGAGACGCCATACTTCTTGAGCACTTGGCGATGTAGTCAATGAAACAAGACCGATCATCGTGGATTAGAGGATAGAGCTGTTCGGGCTCTTCGGGAAGTTCAAGAGGTTCTTGACAAGAACAGGAGTTTACTCGGATGAATAAGGGACGCGGAATCATCGAACTGGGACACAACGGCATGGTGACGCTTGATGTGCGTCATCGGTGTGGGTGTCACGCTCGGTATGCCTTCCGTGGCGTTGAATACGCCATCTTGGGGTTCGATCGCTACGTGAACTGTGTCAAGTGTGTCAAGTGTGGTTACCAAAAGTAAGTCATATTCCTTTGTCCACAGGACGATAGAGTAACAACAGACACGAGGTTGGAACCTATTCAGAGAGGGAAGAGATGCGACGTAATTCTGGATTCTTGGGCGCCCTGATCATCTTGATCGTCCTCGCCGCAGCCGTCTATGTGGGATTTTGGTTGTGTCTTGTCGGCGGCATCGTGCAACTTGCGGAAGGCTGCAAGGCTGATCCGACTTCATCGTACGATATTGCCTTTGGTGTCATTCGGATAGGATGTACTTCTGTTGTTTTCTGGATCACGATTCTCGGTGGTATCTCGGTGGTGGCTGCTTGGGCGCGTTCATAATGGCGCCCGGCGCCATTTTACGCGGAAAGTAGGAGAATTCCAAGATGATTATGCGTTGTGCCTTGTTCGGACATCAGTATGAGTATCTTCGCGTCAACCCGGATGGAATGGGTCATGTTGTGAAGTGTGTCCGGTGTGGGAAAGAGGATGTGTGGTCGAACGTGATGTGCTGCAATCACTTCGGGCATGAATTGGTCCAAGGGGTATGCGTACGCTGTGGCGTCAGAATCACACCAAATAAGTGTCCGGGTCACGAGTTCGATGTCATTGCAGTCCGTCCGGTAGAAATCACCAGTGGCACTATTTTTGGCGGAGAAATTTCGGTGTGGACCCAGAGGTACTACCGTTGTAGGCTCTGTAGTGAGGTTTATTGTGATAAACCGGATAAGATGGACCCCGAGGAACATCTGCTTCAGGGGAGATGGTCGTTTTCTGAAGACGGAAGAAGGCTGGCACCAAGGTGAAGAAAAGGCAAGGTTTCGTCAGCAACTCAAGCAGTTCCAGCTTTGTTGTCGCGTTTCCAGAAATTCCAGAAACGGTCGATGAGATGAGGATGTTGTTGTTTGGGGACAATATTCGCCTCACTCATCCGTACGACAACATTAGCTTCTCAACTCGTGTGATTGCCGAGATCGTCCTCAACGACTTGCGTGGACAAGAACCGCTTCGACTCGTTGAAGACGTAGTAGACCATCTGAATGGTCATGTTGTCTTCGAGAATGGTGAAGTTGACTATGTAAACACTGACGGCATGTTCATCAGACCAGACGGTGAAGAAGATTATGGGGCAGGAGACGCATACTCATGGTATCTAGGTTACGATAGTATAACGAACCTTGACCGTCTGCGCACTCTGCCGGATGGAACCAAGATGCCACTTTTCAAGTTCGAGTATGCAGACGAAAGCGGGACTGTGGGTTGCGCCATGGAACATGGCGGCATCTTCGATAGGCTGGTACACATTCAGATTAGCAACCACTAAGGGAAAGCAGATGCATAAGGCATCGAAGTTTGTGATTGACGGGGTGCCGTACGATCTTGTCGAGACTGCCGATTCCAAGCATGTTCGGTCGAAGAACTACAACTTCGACTTTAACAAGGAGACGGGATTCTTCGCGCGATGGGGCGCGACCGAAGAGACCAAAGACGATCCTCAGTTCAGTCCGATTGGACCCGAAATCCTTGATCTCGAAATTAGCGTGGACGGATGTAGCATGGGGTGTCCATTTTGCTCACCCGCTGGCGCGCCGGTCAACACGCCGGATGGCATGAAGGAAATCCAAGACATCATGGTGGGTGATAAGGTCTTGGGTTGGAACCACGAAATCGGTTCCGTGTGTGAACAGACCGTAGAAGAAGTTTACAGCCACGAATATGACGGCGTTCTCGTCATCATCGAACTAGAAGATGGTCGCCTTGTTGAGTTGACCGAAGACCATCCGGTGATTCTTCAGGACGGTCGTGAGATAGGGGCTGGCGAACTCTATGAGGATGATGATGTAATCGCCCTTGATGGTTCTTCAATTCTGCATATTACGGAAAAACTCTTCGTCGGCACGGTCTACAACTTCCACTGCACACCAGACGAGCATTACTTCTCAAACGGTTTGCTTGTCCACAACTGCTACAAGGGCAATCAGCCAACCGAACCCACCAACATGACCTTCGAGACGTTCAAGGCAATCTTCGACAAGATGCGTATAAAAGTCGTTCGTGTTACGATGGACGATGGAAGGCAGATCAGTCTTTTGGGGAATCGTGTTGTCACATTGTCTAACGGCAGAAAGGTCACCGTAGATGATCTTCGAGAAGGGGATGATGTTGTCAATATTGAATAGGCAATATGGGTAATACTTGATGTCATAATTGTCTGATATTTTCCAAATAGTGGGTAATCCTATTTGGAGGATCAAAATGAAAAAGTTTACCAGGAGAGATGTTGATGCCCGACTGGGGGAGTTGTGTATCGAGTTGGTTGGTGAGTATAACGGATATGAGAAGAGTGCTAATTTCAGATGTCTGGAATGTGGATTTCAGTTCTTATCTAAACCCGTCGAGGTTGTAAATCAGAGACGTAAGTGTAAGTGCAAACAACAAAAACGGTATCATGATCTAACCGGGAAAAGGTACGGTAATCTCACAGTAGTTGGTATGGAAAGAAGATGTAGGGGGATATACTGGAAGTGCATTTGTGACTGTGGTAAAGAGAAAACCGTTCTCGCGATGCTTTTGAGCACAGGTAGAACTCGTTCTTGTGGTTGTTTACAGTACCTTACTCTAAACAACAGTTACAGTTGGAAAGGGCATGGAGAGATTTCATCGAAGTTTTGGCATAGTGTGTTGTCCAATGCTGCTAGAAGAAAGATCAAGGTTGGTGTGTCTATAGAAGATGTTTGGGTCTTGTTTTTGTCACAAGATAGATGTTGTAGTTTGACGGGAGAGCCGATTGAATTCCCACCCACATCGAAGAAATTTGGAACAGCGTCACTAGATAGGATTGATCCTACACATCCTTATGTTCTAGGTAACATTCAGTGGGTCCACAAGTCTGTAAACAACATGAAGTGGGACTTATCACAATCTAGGTTTGTTAGCCTGTGTAGACTTGTGAATGAACCATTATCTTCTTGTCCGAGTGAAGATTGTGAAGAATTCCCAAAGTTCAAAACTTGGTCTGGATATGGCAATATCTGTGGTCAATTGTGGTGCAGGTATCAACAAAGCGCAAAGAATAGAGGTATTGGTTTCTTTGTGTCCATTCAAGATATTTGGAAAAAATTCCTGGAACAAGACGGTAATTGTGCGGTAACGGGAATGCCTCTTGGATTCAATAAAAAGGGGACCAATGAGTCATATCGAATTGAATTGACGGCATCTTTGGATAGGATTGATAGTTCGTTTCCTTATGCACTCGGGAACATTCAATGGGTCCATAAGGAGATCAATCAGAAACTCAAGAAGGACATGGATGAGTCCGAAATGAGAAAGTGGTGCATCAGGGTTGCTTATCATATGGATCGTGGCCATACTTTCACTCAAGACTGACGATAAGAAGATACAGATGTTTCACACAAGGATGGTTGCCCAATGATCGTGAAAAAGGTTGAGAGGCATTCTTTTTACCAACTAACGCAAATCGCGTTTGGAATCACCGACATTCAGTCGAATCCCGACTTTGTGAATATGCTGAGGTACAGTCGGGAACACGGCGTCATCCCGAACTTCACGCTCACGGGCATCGACCTCACAGACGAAATGCTTGCCGATGTCGTGAAGTACATCGGCGCCGTTGCCGTTTCGGCGTATCAGGATCACAAGGATTTGTGTTATAATACGGTGCAGAGATTCGTGGGTGCCGGGATTGACCAAACAAACATCCATTTGCTTGCCAGTCAGGAAACACTTGAGTTCGTCTACGAAGTCCTACAAGACATCCAGACGGACCCACGGCTTGCCAAACTGAACGCTTGTGTGTTCCTGGGCGTCAAGAACAAGGGGAGAGCGAAAGACGGATTTCGTCCTCTCACGGAAGCGCAGTATGCGGACCTCATCAAGTACTGCCTTGATCGTGGACTGCGTATCGGATTCGATTCGTGTTCGGCACAGAAGTTCGAACGTGCCATCGAGAAGATGAAAGGGCTTACCAAAGAACAGCGCAAAGCCTTCCTTCAGTGCAGCGAGTCGTGTGAGAGTCTTGGTTTGTTCTCGTCATATATTAATGTCTTCGGGGAATACTTCTTCTGTAGCTTCTCTGAAGGGGAGAAGGGAATTCCTGGGATTTCTGTGGTAGATTGTGACGATTTCTTGAAAGACGTATGGTATAATCCGATTGTCAACGAGTGGCGCAAGAAATCTCTGGATTCCATGACGCCATCCGGGTGTAGAAAGTGCTTATTCTTCCCCGAAATCAACATCAAGTGACTTATGCGAACTCGCATAATTCCTGAATAATCCACACTTGTGGATAGTTATTCAGGAAGGAGATCGACAATGCAATGCAAATACTGTGGAATGGATGGATTTTCAAGCCTAAAGGGCTTGATGGGACATCGCAATCAGAGGGGACACACATCGTGTAAAGCATCGTGGGAGAAGGAACGAAGAGAACAAAATGATGCAAAAACTAAGGTTGAGTGTAGGATTTGTGGACAAAAGTTGAGGAATATATCTAACACTCACTTGAAGAAGCACGGAATATCTCAGCAAGAATACAAAGAACGGTTCCACAGTGCGCCGATGTTTGCGGATGGTCTTCTCGATGAACAGAGTAAAAAGAGAGAACGAAGCATTGTCAAACGGTATGGTGACCAATCGATTAAGGCTTCTACAATCGAGAACTTTCAGCGAAAATATGGGCAAAAAGAAGGCAAGAAGAGGTATGAGAAGTGGTGTTCTTCTGTTGGTTCTGGATTGAAGAATCTCCAACGAAAGCATGGGACAAAAGAAGGGAAACGAAGACATGATGAGTGGATAGATAGTATCCAAGGAAGGTGTACCTTGGACTGGTACACTGAGAGATATGGTGACGAAGGCAATCAACTCCACCAAGATGCCTGTAGGAACAAGTCCACGGGTCATTTGGTTCAGTACTATATAGACAAGTATGGGAAGGAGGGCGGGGTTCGCGTCTGGAATGAAATTTGCCAAAGTAAGGCGTTGACGCTTGACAACTTCGTAGTGAAGTACGGTGAGGAAGACGGGACTAGAAGATACCATGAACTACAGCAGGGAAAATCGGGATTCTGTCAATCGAAGGTGGCGGTTGATTTGTTCAATATTCTTGCTCATCGTCTCTTGGGAGAAAAGGTCTACTATTGGGAGAACCCAAAAGAATACGGACTCTTCCTGCACGACATTTGGAAGTATACGTTTCTTGACTTCTTCGTTTCAACAAAGACGCGGGCAATCGAGTTCTACGGAGACTACTGGCACGGCAACCCAATCTTGTATCCATCCGGTACTACAATAAGTTACCCAAACAAGTCCGAGGTACTTGTTGACAGTGTTTGGGAAGCAGACTTCGAGAGAAACAGAGCAGTCGAACGAGAACACGGGATTCCAATACTGGTGGTATGGGAGTCAGAATACAGGCAAGATGCCGAAAGGGTTGTCGAAGAGTGCTTGAGTTTCGTTACAAGTTGACATCAACGTCTACGGGGAGTTCTGGCATTGTTCATTCACCGAAGGTGAAGATGGGTTTGATCCGGTGAATGTGTTGGACGCCGATGACTTTATCAAGGACGTTTGGTACTCGGAACCCGTAAAGGCGTTCCGAAAGCGTCTGCTTGCTGGCGCAGTACGTGGGTGCCGTCGCTGTCCAGTCTTCCCCGAAATCAACGTGAAGGACTAAGCACATGAAGACAAGGCAAGGTTTCGTAAGCAACTCAAGCAGCAGTAGCTTTTGTCTGGTGACTACCAAACAAGCCCACCTAAAGGCTTTGGAGTCTATGGGTTCGAGAAGAGACGATGTGCAAGCAGTCCTCGATGAGATGGGTTTC